GGTAAAGAATGGCACAGACACATCAACAAAGTTGTTACCAGGAAGTGGCATCGCCATCTCTCTAGGTCCATAAGTACTCAAACCATCGGTAGAACGCACCACATGATACTTAAGATGACCAGGGTCATAGACAGCCGATCCAGCACAATTATCATACATATGAGAGTTAAATCCCCTCCAAGTACCATCAATACCCTTGCTATTAATCGGGTAATAAGCAATGGGATTCAACTTATCAGAAGTCCGATATACTCTATATTTAAGAGTTCCCCCCCATGCTGCATAAAATGTTCTCATCAAATCCATAGGGGTTACAGGTAGATTCAAAACAGGCGATATCCTAGTTGCCGTACCATCAGATGTTGCCACTTTATAATCAACAAAAACTCGTTCAAATTCTGCCTTCAAATTCAACATTCCATGGATGACATGATGGCGTCTAGCCAGTTCATTTACATCTTGCACCACATACTCAAACTTCTGACCAACCATCAACCTACACAAGGGAACCTTCGGTAGTTCCTTCACCTCAGTTATCTCTGTTGGCTCAGTATCGTGAACTGCGTCATCGCTCACATCACCTGCATCTTTAATAGGACCTTCAGCAATAAGATCAAACTCCATAGTTTGGGGCTCCCATGCTTTAATTGCACCATTCTGAGTCAAGTATTTAATTGCCACACAAGGTAAGGGCCTAGGAACTGCAACCCTAGCGTTTACAAATCTAACAAACATCAAAACCTCTATAGTATCAGCGACGGTGCTAGGTGCTCTCAAGGCATTAGCCACAGATATAGCCATATGTCCAAGAGAATAATCCTGCACAGGGTCCACAGCTTCCATGTCAAAAGTTCTAAGATATTCAGTCACTTGATTATATGGAATCAAAACTGTGTGACGGTCAACATCAGGCCCAAAATCCAAAACTTGATTATAGAAAACATGGAGATCAGCCGTGACCACATCAGGTGCTCCAAACCCAATAGAAACTCGCAATCTTCCAGAATGGAACGAAGTCTTAACAGCGACGAGTTCGATCTCTATATCAGCCCGCCAAAAGCTAAAGAAATTTAGAAAAGCCACATTAGGAGGGCACGGCAAACTAGCTGAAACTTCTTTCCCTATTCCAACTGTGGAATTAAGATCTCTCCCCTCCAATATTGTGTTGGGACCATCATTAACAGACCAGTTAAAAGATGTCAAGTAACCGGGTAAGCCCAACACATATTCAACCTTTGTCTCTTTAGGATCGAAACAATCATGATGGGTTCTAGTCATTTCCGAAGGGTGGAGAGCAAAAGATGTTGTCGGTTCCAAACCAATAGCCTTCGACATACCTGAAAAAGCTGGTACCATAGGTACTGCACCGGAAGACAAAGGAGGATTGTCCATAGGCAAATCAACCTGAGCTGCATTCTCCATCTTGGCAGTAGTGGTCTCAATAGGGACATCGCCCGCCACTCTACTAATATTATAATTATATGTAGCTCGACTAATACCCTGTCCCTCTGCAATAAACCTAGGTCCTTCTGCAGTGAGGGGACGAGGTAAATAGAATCTAGAATCAGGGAAGCTGGAATATACAGTAACCTCTACCGCTGTAACATCTCCGGACTGCACAAGTGGTGACATGACTCCAAGAGCAAATTGACCCAGATTCTCATCATCCTCAGCCAATGCATACGTATTAAGTGCCCCCCTAGGAAACCTATAAGGAACTCTAATAGTGGCGGTGGTGTTACCACGAGGAGTCAACACTATGTGTTGACAAGAGGTCCAAGAATGAATATCGAGGGTAGAAGCTTTGTTACTCAAAGGATACCAATACAAGACTAAATAACCTTGCTGAAAAGGATTTCCATTTATTTGCACAGTAAGTTCAACATCACCCCTCCAATATATATAACGCTCGAAGGGCATATTCTGCAAATTCCTCTTCTCTCCTATATTAAGAATACCATAGGGGGCTGTAAGAGTGCCGATAATGGCTCCTTTATTGTGCGAGGTCTGCCATGTAAACGTTGTTCGATATACAGAGGAATCCGTAGAAAAATCTAGGCTTCCATGGGTTTGAGACATGGCTTTAGTAATATGCTGATCTTCACTCTTCTCTGACACTCCTTTACTCCCAACAGCAGAAAATGTGGTCAAATTACCTTCATCCCCCTCAGCTTGGAACTGATGTTGATAAGTTCCTCGGTTAGCGACAACGAATCTAGCTTCCTCATAACAGGGACGTTCAAGTTCTAATCCAACCGCTTTAAGGGCCCGCTCACATATTTTCTCATAATACAGATATACACCTTTCTCCCACTGCGAGGCATAATCAAGGACCTGATTCACTCTCTCCATTAAAGTAGCGTCTCCATCACGTGTCCAGTAGAGGGCATCGCGCATAGATCTTTCACGCAGTGCTCCAGTCCATTTACCCATATACTTCTTAGGGTGAGATCCCAAAAATGTGATTTCATCGAAATTCCTCCACTCTACAATACTCTTAGACTTATCATCACTAGTGTAGGTCTGACCCAATTTAGCCATTTCACGCTGTATTGCCTTGCCATCGAAGCCAGTGTCTTTAGTAGTACAGACGACATGATCATCACCCAGACACTTCATTCTGACATGTTCATCGAAACGTAAATTAGGGCATACACTCATAAATGCGTATCTCATATAAGCCTCATTAATAATACAATTCAAGTATGTTGTGAAAACACTTCCACTAGCATTCATCGAACTAGGTCTAAATTTTA